GTGCGCTCCCTCGCGCGCGAACTCTCCGGGCCCGTCATCACCGCCCTGAACCGCTTTCTGCAGCAGGCCGCGCTGCTCGACTTCGACAAGATCCTCGGCGCCGGCCGCGGCAGCACCTTCGGCATCCGCACCTTCAACATCGTCGACTCCCTGCGCGAGCTGGGCCGCCAGGCCCAGCAGACCGGCCAGCAGGTGCGCTCGGCCGAGCTCAAAGCCGTCGCCGACGAGCTGGAGTCCTCATTCAACACCGGCGGCCGCGGCGCGCCCAGCGTCGGCACGTTCACCGCCAGCGGCGAGAGCGAAAAGAAGCGCGCCCGCGCCGTGGTCGAGCTGCGCGAAGCCACGGACGACTACGCGCGCAGCCTGCGCCGCGCCATCGAGCTCGAGCGCGAGCGCCAGGGCGTGGCCGAGATCGAGGCCTACGCCAGCGCCGAGCGCGAGCGCGTCGCCATCCTCGATGAGCTCGCCGAGCTCACCGGCGCGCTCACCAGCACCGAGCTCAAGCGCCTCGACATGCTCCAGGAGATGCGCCGCGAGGCCGGCCGCCTGAACGACGAGCAGTACCGCGCGCTGGTGGAAAACATGCTCGGCACCACCCAGCAGGTGGTCGAGGAAGTCGAGGAACTCAACGACGTCGCCCGCGACCTCGGCCTCACCTTTTCCAGCGCCTTCGAGGACGCCATCGTCAAGGGCGACAGCCTGCGCGACGTCCTGCGCGGCATCGAGCAGGATCTGCTGCGCATCGGCACCCGCAAGCTCGTCACCGAGCCGCTGGCCGGCGCCGCCTCGGGCCTGTTCTCCAGCCTTGCCGGCGGCCGCGGATCCAGCGGCGCGCTCGACTTCATCGGCAACTGGTTCATCAAAACCTTCGGCCTGGCCGGCGGCGGCTCCGCCTACTCCGGCCGCCCTTACATCGTCGGCGAAGAGGGCCCCGAGCTCTTCGTCCCGCGCGCCAGCGGCCAGATCCTCGACGCCAACCGCACGGCCGCGATGGCCGGCCGCAGCATCGTCGTCAACGTCAACGTCCCCGCCTCGACGAGCGGCGCCACCGCGCAGCAGATCGGCGCCACGGTCGCCCGCCAGCTCGCCATCGCCGACAGCAGGCTCAACTGATGAAGTACCTGGTCGCCTTCATTTTCGGTGCCGCGTCGTTTTTCATGGCGGCGCCCATCCTCGTCGGCATCGTCGACGCCGTGCTCGCCATCTTCGGAACCTCGACCGGGCTGATCGACTGGGGAGGCGAAGGCGGCCTGTTCAAAATCTGGGGCGCGTTCGCGTTTTCGTTTCCAGCCTATCTCTTGGCCGCCTTCGCGGCTTCAGCGCTGAACGAGGATTAAGCATGTCCTTCCTCGAAACCCCGCGCTTCCCGGACCTCATCGCCCGCGGCCTGACCTGCGGGCCGATGTTCTCCACCCGCATCATCGCCATGCGTTCCGGCGCCGAAAGCCGCAACATCAACTGGAGCCAGATGCGCTGGCGCGCCGATGCCGCGAGCGCCGTGCGCACCGGCGCCGACTTCGCCGCGCTCGAGGAGTTCTTCTACGCCATGCAGGGCAGGGCGCACGCCTTCCGCGTGCGGGACTATGGCGACTACACGCACTCGTCAGCCGGCGGCAGCCCGCTGCTGCAACCGCTGGATGCCAACGGCGACGCCGTCGGCACGGCCGGCGTCGGCTACGGCATGCCCACCATGCAGATCGTCAAGCGCTACACCGCCGGGGCCCTGTCCTACGACCGCTGGATCCGCAAGCCGGTCTCCGGCGACATCGCGCTCACCCGCGGAGGCAGCCCGGTCACGCTCGGCGCCGGCGCCGGCGAGGCCGCCGTCGACAGCACCACCGGCGTGGTCACCTTCGTCGCCGACCAGTCCAAAAGCATCACCACCCATACCCCCGGCTCGGACCACGTCATGGACCTGGCGAGCGCGTTCTCGCCGAACGTCTCCATCGGCGACCGCGTCTACATCAGCGGCTGCGGCGGCGCGGACGCCGCCACGCTCAACGGCCTGAGCCACGAGGTCACCAACGTCAGCAGCGCCACGGTGACCATCGCCACCGCCACGACCGGCCTCACCATCACCGGGGGCACCGCCTACCTCTACCCGCAGCCGGACGAAGCGCTCGCCTGGAGCGGCACCTTCGACGTGCCCGCCCGCTTCGACACCGACCAGCTCGACCGCCAGATGATCACCCGCCAGACAAACGGCGAGTACCTCATGCAGGCGCTCGCCATCCCGCTCGTCGAGGTGCGCGACTGATGCTCACGCTCTCCGCCGGCTACCTCGCGCACCTCGCGGGCAGCGTCACCACGCTGGCGCGCCTGTGGACCATCACGCGCACCGACAGCCAGGTCTTCCGCTTCACCGATCACGACCGCGACCTCACCCTCTCCGGCGTCACCTACACGGCCGCCGCCGGCTACAACACCTCCGCCGCCGAAACCCGCGCCGGCGTCGCGCCCAGCTCGGCCGAGCTCTCAGCCGTGTTCGACGCCGAATCCATCACCGTCGATGACCTGCGCGCCGGCGTCTGGGACGGCGCCCGCATCACCATCCGCGAGTGCGTATGGTCTGATCTCTCGCTCGGCACGCGCCCGGTCGGCGGCGGCGGCGGCTACCTCGGCCAGGTGCGCTTCGACGGCGTGCGCTACACAGCCGAGGTGCTGGGCCTCGCCGATCGCCTCGCCACGCAGTACGTGCGCCTGCTCACGCCCTCGTGCGATGCCGCCTTCTGCGACACCCGCTGCGGCCTCGACGTCGGCGACTTCACCGACAGCCTGACCGTGACCTCGGTCACCGACCGGGCGCAGTTCGCCGCCAGCGCGCTGGCCTCCGCCACCGGGCTGTACGACAACGGCCTGGTGACCTGGCTCACGGGCGAGAACGCCGGCCGGTCGATGGAAGTCAAGGTGCACACCAACAGCGGCGGCGCCCAGATCACGCTCGCCCTGCCGATGTTCTCAGACATCGCCGTCGGCGACACGGCAGACATCGTCGCCGGCTGCGCCAAGACCCGCACCGCCTGCGAGGCCTTCAGCAACATCGTCAACTTCCGCGGCTTCCCGGACCTGCCGGGCACCGACCGCGTGGTCGCCCCCGTGGTCGCGCAATGACCACCGCCGCCGACTTCATCCTCGCCGCCCGCGCCTACGTGGGCGCGCCGTTCCGGCACCAGGGCCGCGACGGCACCGGGCTGGACTGCGCCGGGCTCCTCATCGCCGCGGCGCGCGACTGCGGCCTGCCGCATCCGCCGGCGCTGCACTACGAGCGCCTGCCGAGCCTCGAGCTGCTGCGCAACCTGCTGCCCGCCTTCTGCGTTCAGGTAGCCGAGTGGGAGCCCGCCGCCATCGCCCAGTGCGTCATCGGCCGCCGCCCGCAGCACCTGGCCGTCTGCGCGCTGCACGGCGCCCACGGCCGCACGCTCATCCACGCCATGGCCGGCATCGAGCGCGTGGCCGAGCACCGGCTCGACGACCGCTGGCAGCGCCGCATTGTGCGCTTCTGGCGCCTGCGCGGGATCGAGGCCTAGACGTGGCGCAGCTTGCGCTCGGCGCGGTGGGCGCCGCGGTCGGCTTCGTGGTCGGCGGCCCGGCCGGCGCCGCCATCGGCTGGAGCCTCGGCTCGGTAGCCGGCGGCGCGCTGTTCGCGCCCAAAACCAACCAGGTCGGCCCCCGCCTCACCGAATACCGCATCACCGAATCCAGCTACGGCGCGCCGCTGCCGCGCATCTACGGCGGCGCCCGGCTCGGCGCGCAGGTCATCTGGGCGGGCGACGTCTACGAGCGGGAGAACCGCAAGCAGGTTTCGAAGCGCGGCTACGTCACCGAGTACCGCTACGAGCAGAGTTTCGCCCTCGCCGTGTGCGCTGGCCCCATCCAGGCCATCCGCCGCGTGTGGTTCGATCACAAACTCGTCTACAGCTCCGAGATCACCGACGTCGCCACCGCGCTCGCCACCGGCGCCTTCCTCGAGAAGGTGGAATGGTGGTACGGCTCGGAGACGCAGCTCGCCAGCGCCATCATCCAGGCCGAATCCGGCCTGCCGGTGCCGGGCTACCGCGGCGTCGCCGGCATGGCGTTCTCGCTGCTCGACCTCACGCAGTGGGGCAACCGAATCCCCGCCATCACCTGCGAGGTGCTGGAATACGGCGACGAAGAAGTGCCCAACCGCATCAGCAGCATCGGCTACGGCGTGCAGAGTTCGGAGTACGACCGCGACGACTCCACCCAGATCCTGCAGACCGGATGGATCACCGGCGGCCCGAGCGTCGAGGGCGCGGTGGCGTGGACCGCCTACCGCCGCGCCGCGACCACCGGCGAGATCATCTCCACGAGCGCGCACCTCGCGGACTACCTGATCCTCATGTCGTCGCGCTTCGGGCCCATCGTCATCCAGCGCCACCGCGACGACGTCGGCGCCGTCAAGGGCAATGCCGAGCAGTACTACTACAACGCCACCTTCGGCCTGTCCTACCACTTCCCCGCGGTCAATATGCCGCACATCGCCTACGCCGTCATCAGCGCCTACGTCGGCGGCCTGGCGGCCACCACCGAGCAGCCGCAGGGCACGCTGGTGGTGTGGGGCGGCTGGCTGGTGCGGCCGCTGAACGACCGCGACGCCATCTCCGGCAGCACGGCTTTCTTCTACCCGATCATCGAGGACGCCAGCGTCGCCTCCGCCTACGTCAAAGCGGGCATGTACGCCAAATACAACGAAGACCGCCTCGGCGGCACGCTGTACTTCTTTGGCGCCGACGACGCGTCCTCGCCGCCCATCCTGCGTTCCAGCACCTTCGCGTTCGTCACCGGCGACGTGTACGGCCCGCTGGAGCAGGCGAACTACGCCCGCCTGCGCGACCCCGGCACCAACGAAGCCCAGCCGATGCCGTACACGATCCCCTACGTGAGCGCGGCGATCACCGACCACGTCGACACCGCCGACCTCGGCGCCGTCGGCGTCAGCGGCGCCGGCTGGATCGGCATGGACGAAGTCGACCGCGAGGTCTACTTCTACTGGTCCAACGCCGACAGCAAGTTGCACCGGCTGGGCGACTCCACCGCCGTCGGCTGGACCCTCGGCGCCTACGACCAGGCCTGGAACGGCGCCTTTTACGTCTGGAACGACGAGCTCGTCTACGCCTACAACTTCCCGAGCGTCGGCCTCACCTACGACATGAAGCAGGCGCAGCTCAACGACGACTACACCACCACCGCGCTCGGCACCCGCACCGGCGCCGTGCCGAACCCGGAGCCGGGCGCCAACACCTACTTCATCCCGCTCGGCCACGGCGTCTACCTGACCGAGACCGAGGAGTGGACGATGTCGCCGCTGCTGGCGACGGCCGGCCGCACGCTCGACGAAGTGATCACCATGATCTGCGACCCGGTGCTGGAGTCGGCGGATCTCGACGTCGCCGACGTGGCCACCATCCTCGTGCGCGGCTACTGGGCCGACCGGCGCATGAGCCGCCGCGCCGCCATCGAGCCGCTGCTGCCGGCCTACGGCGTCGACGCCGTGGAAAGCGACGGCCAGCTCGCCTTCCGCCCGCGCGGCGGCACCGCGAGCGTCACCGTCCTGTACGCCGACATCGGCGCCGCCCGCGACGCCATGGCCGCCGAGGACGCCCCCGAGCGGTTGACCCGCGAGCGCACGCCGGTGCTGCCGCAGCGCGTGGACGTCGTCTATTCGAACGTCGACAACGCCTACCAGCTGGGCAACCAGATCGCCCGGCGCGGCCAGGAGCTCTCCGAAGAGGAGATCACCCTGCAACTGCCGCTGGCGATGACCGACGCCGAGGCCGCGCAGTGCGCCGCCCGGCTGCTGACCGAGGGCTGGGCCGGCCGCAGCCGCCGCGAGTGGAGTACCTCCCTGAAGTACGCGCGCCTGGAGCCCGGGGACGTCTTCTACGCCGAGCGCGCCGACGGCGTGGCCGTGCGCGAGCGCATCATCTCCAAGCGCGAGGACGATGGCCTCATCGAGTGGGAAAGCGTGGACGACGACGACGGCGTCTACGTCCAGGTCTCCGACGGCGCCCCAAGCCTCGACCCGCCGAGCCTGCCGCTGCCGGCACCGGGCACCTTCCCGGTGGTGTTCGAGGTGCCGCCGCTGCGCGACATCGACGCCCTGGCCGCCGTGCTCTACGTCGCCGGATGGACCTACAGCGACACCGGCTGGACCGGCGCGGTGGTCTTCTCCTCCGACCTCGCCGACACCAGCTTCGCGCAGGCCGGCGAGATCACCGTGCTGTCCCTCGGTGGCACCGTGGTCGACCCGCTGCCGGATTGGGACTACACCAGCGCCATCAACGTGCACGCCGGCTCCGCCTTCACCGCCGACATTCCGCGCGACGCTCCCGACGAATACAGCGCCGCGCAGGTGCTCGCCGGCTCCGGCCTGGCGTGGGTGGGCGGCGAGCTGATCCGCTACCAGACCGCGACGCTGGTTTCCGGCAACGTCTATCGCTTTGACGGAATCATCCGCGGCGTGCTCGGCACCGACTACGCCGCAGCCGACCACTACGCCGGCGAGCCGATCGTGCTGATCCCGGACGAAGACGCCCTCGCCGCGGTCAACCGCAACAGCAGCGACATCGGCAGCACCTCCAACTGGCGCACGGTCACCACCGGCAAGAACGTGCCCAGCGCGCCGGCGGTGGCGCACACCTTCTTCGGCGCCACGCTGCGCCCGTTGCCGCCGGTGCACCTGCGGGTGGGCGTGCTCGCCGACAACAGCCTGCGCTTCGCCTGGACGCGCCGCAACCGCTCCAACCAGGCCTGGCTGTCCGGCGTCGACACGCCGATGACCGAGACCACGGAGCAGTACGTGCTCCAGGTGATCGATCCAGCCGACGGCGCCACCCTGCGCGAGGCCACCGTCGCCGCCGCCACCTACTGGGACTACAGCGCCGCCAACCGTTTCGCGGACTTCGGCTCGGACGAGCCGGCCACCATCACCTGGCGCGTGGCGCAGGTGAGCAGCATCGTCGGCAACGGCCGCTGGGCCGAGCGCACGCTGGAGAACCCGCGCGTCTACCAGGGCACGGTCGTGGCGCTGCTGCATTTCGATGGCTCGGATGCCGCAACCACCTTCACCGACTCCACCGGCCGCCACACCTTCTCCGCCAGCGGCAACGCGCAACTCGATACCGCGCAGTACAAATACGGCACCGCCTCGCTGCTGCTCGACGGCAGCGGCGACTACGCGCAGGCCGCCAACTCCAGCGACTTCGCCTTCGGCGCCGGCGACTTCACCATCGAGTGCTGGGTGCGCGGCAATTCGCTCACCAGCCTGCGCGCGATCGCCGGCTACGCCAACGGCAGCGCCAGCAACAGCAACTACGCCTGGGCCCTGTACCTGAACGCCGGGCAGATCCAGTTCGCCGTCTACAGCGGCACGACCGCCTATGGCGCCGCCGTCGGCAGCACGCTCAGCACCGGCACCTGGTATCACGTGGCGCTGGTGCGCAGCGGCGCGAACCTGATGCGCTTCCTCGACGGCGTGCAGCAGGGCAGCCCCGTCGACGTGAGCGGCGTCACCACCAACGACCCGGCGAGCAGCGTGTGCCAGATCGGCCAGGTGCAGGGCTTCTACGCCTTCGACGGCTGGATCGACGACCTGCGCATCACCAAGGGCACCGCCGTTTACCTGACCGACTTCACGCCGCCCGTCGCGGCCCACCCGGACCCCTGAGCCATGAGCGACAGCACCACCCTTTTGCTCCAGATGACCTCCGGCCAGGCGGCCAAGGAAGCGCTGGTCAACGCGCTGCTCGACGCCGCCAGCCCGGCCACCGTGCTCGGCGTCGACTGGGTCACGACCACCGGCCTGACCCTGAAGATGTACGGCGGCAACGTGCTCGTCGGCGGCGTGGTGACCACGCTCGCCAACCAGGCGGCGCTGAGCCTCACCAACAACAGCACCAACTACGTCGAACTTGACCCCACGGGCACCGGCACCACCTCCGGCATCCGCCTAAACACGACCGGCTGGACCGCCGGATACATCCCGCTGTGGAGCATCGTCACCAGCAGCGGCGCCATCACCACCTGGACCGATGAACGCGCCTGGGGGGCCGTGGTCAACCCGCGCGGCGCCATCTCCATGACCAGCGACGCCAACAAGACGCTCACCCGCGCCGAGGCCGCCGCCGACATCCTCGACGTGACCAGTACCGTGAGCCTGACCGCCACCCGCGACATCGTCGTCGGCCTGGCCCCGAGGATGTGGGTGGTGAAGAACGGCACCACCGGTGGCCAGTCCATCCAGATCATCGGCGCCAGCGGCACGGGTGTGACCATCGCCACCGCCAAGACCGCCATCGTGTTCGCCGACGGCACCAACATCCAACGCGTCACGGCCGACGCCTGACCGCCGTGTATGCCAGCCGCTCATGGAAAACCTGATCGCAGCCCTGGCCAGCGACCGCTCGGCGGCGGTCCTTGCGCTCTTGTTGGGCAACGTGGCGCAGGCGACCGCCCTCGTCGTCACCTGGCGCTGGCACCGGCAGGACCGCGAAGCCGACCGGACACGCTGGATCGGCGAGCTGGAGCGGCACAACGAAGCGCTCGAGAAGCTGACCGAAGCCCTGCGCGCCCTGCGCGACCTGATCCTGCAGTGCCCGGCCGGTCCGGGCGCGCGCTCCAACCATGGGCGGCGCTGATGCGGTTCGTCGACTGGCTGTTCGATCGGGTGTTCCTGCCCCGGAAGCGGGAGTGGGCACGCACTCGGGTGCAGCAGCTGGTGAGCGAGCAGCAGTCCGTCTACGAGCGGTTCATGGCCGAGGTCGAGCGCACCGAGGACGCCGTGCGGGAGCGCCGCCGCGATGAGTAAAGACGACACCGGCCTGGCCGCCTTCATCGGCCTGGGCGCGCCGCTCGTGTACCTCGCCGGCCTGGCGCTGTTCCTGCTGCTGCGCGACGTGCTGCTGCCGGCGTGGGCGCGGCGCGAAGCCACGCTGAGCCATCACGGCCTGCCGCTGGCGCTGGCGCTGCTGATGGGCGCCGACCTGCTGCAAACCGTCTACTACGCCAGCGCGCGGCTGTTCCCCGGCATGCTCGCCGACCCCTGGCACGCCTGGCCCGTGCTGATCGCCCTGCGCGCCCTGGTGTTGAGCGGCAGCCTGGTCGCGCTGGCCACCTACGCCGCAATCGCCGGCTGGCGCACCCGCTGGCCGCAGCTCGTGATGATCGCGCTCACGCTGTGGGCCGCCGCGTTCGTGGCGCTGATGCTCGTCGTCTAAGCGGAACGCGTCTTGAAGCGGAAAAGCTCGAACAGGCCCGGGTGCATGCGCGCCACCCCGGCTTCCCAGTCCTGCCAGGTCCGCATCGTCGAGTAGATGAGCGCCGCAGCGGCTGTCTGCGACAAGCCGGCAGCCTCGCGGGCGTCGCGGATCGCGCCCGGGTCTGGATTGCGAGCCGGCGAGGGCGATCGCCGGCTGCCGTTCGGGTGAGCGGTCACTTAATTAATTGCAACGTTTCATCGCCCCACGACAGCCCTTCGATCAGGCCGTTCTTGGTCGCGCGTTCGTACACGGCGAGCCATTCGGCAGGCCTCGGGCGTTTCTGCCAGCCACCAGATCGCCTCCGCAACCGGCTCAGAAGTCCTGCGCGCGTCTGCCCACTGCTCCAGGCCTCGCCAGAATTTCATCATTTTCTGCTCCAGCCCCTGTTCCCGAGGCGCGGTGGATGCGTCGCATCCATGAATTGAATAATACACGGAATCCGTGCGATTGCAACGGAATCCGTGCATCATCCGACGAACGGTAATCCCCCGCGCGCGGGCCGCGCGCACGCAACCCCCCGGAGCCACCCATGCCGACCGACCTGGCCGCCGTGCTCGACCGCCTCGACCGCATCGACCGCAGGCTCGACGAGCTCACCACCTCCATCGAAGCACTCGCCGGCGCCGGCGTCGGCATCGGCGCGCCGGCGCAGCCGCCCGCCTTCGCGCCGTCGCCCGAGGTGCTGCTCGACATGGGCAACCGGCGCGTGGTCCGCCACGACTCCGGCATGCTCGAGATCATCGAGGCCAGCGGCGTCAGCCGCACGCTGGTCCGCAACAGCGTTGACTACATCATGCTCGGCCTCGCCTACGAACCGGTGCTCGTCGACCACGTGCGCGCCGACGGCACGGCGACCGTCTACTGGCCAGACGGCTCAACCCTCACCGTCGAGCGCGACATCGTCCGCGGCGCCTACGTCTGGATCGGCAGCGTCAAGGCCTACGGCAGCCGCGAGCAGTCCGACGAGCTCAAGTACGGCAGCCGCCACCCCTCCGCCGCGCAGATCGACAGCGGCGGCGCCAACGTGCTGCCGCCCGCGCCATGAGCCTCGGCAGCCGCTTCGGCGACTGGGTCGGCGCCACCCTGCGCCGTTACCCGCCATGGGCCACCGTGATCGCCGTGCTCTTCATCGTCGCCGCCGCCTTCGCGCTGCCGGTCGTCCTGCTGTGGCCGGCGCTGCTGTGGCTGCTGCGCTTCTTCTGGTGAACGCCGCATGAGCGAGTTCCTGAACGACCTGGTCGTCCGCATCGTCGACGATGCCGGCCCGCGCCCCATCATGGAGCTGACGCAGGGGCTGCACTACTGGTCCGACACCATCGGCGCCGTCATCGTGCCGGCCGGCTTCGTGTTCGACGGCGCCAGCATCCCGCAGGCCGCCATGAGCATGACCGGCTGGCCCGGCGTGCGCGCCGCCTGCGTGCACGACTGGATGCTGGAGCAGCCCGCCTACACCCGCGCCACCGCCGACGACGTGTTCCGCGAGGCGCTCGCCGTCTGCGCCGTGCCCGAGCCCGTGGCGCAGGTGATTTGGGCCGCGGTGGCGCTGCGCACGGCGCGGCTGGATGCGTATCCGCCGGACGAGGAGCGGGTGACGGCATGAGCCCCAACCTGCGCGCCTGCCTGGCCGTCATCCGCTGGTGCGAGGGCACGGCCGACGCCGACGGCTACCGGGCGCTGTACGGGCACCTGGCCGCGCGCCCCAAGCTGTTCGACACCTTCGCCGACCACCCGCGCCAGTACTTCGATACCCCCTGGGGCAAGACCTCCGCCGCCGGCGCCTACCAGTTTCTCGCCGGCACCTGGGACGACTGCAAGCGTGCGCTGAATCTCTCGGACTTCGGGCCCGAAAACCAGGACCGCGCCGCCGAGTGGCTCATCGCCCGCCGTGGCGCCGCCCAGGACGTCGAGCGCGGCGACCTTGCCGCCGCGCTGGCCCGGTGCGGCAAGGAATGGGCGAGCCTGCCCGGCAGCCCCTACGGCCAGCCGACGCGCACCATGGCGGACTGCCAGCGCGTCTACCTCGCCGCCGGCGGCCAGCTCGCCGGGACAACAACGCAGCAGGCCGGGGCAACGCCTCCGGTCTCCTCCCCGACTCCTGCCCCGGAGCCCGCGCCTGCTGCGCCCCCGCCCGCGCCGCCCTACGTCGACCCCCTGCGCACGCCCGAGGAAGCCGCCGCCGATGCCGCATGGGAGCGCATCGAGCGCGAGCGCCGCCCATCACAGACCACCGGAGCACCCACCATGCCACTGCCCGCCGCCGCCGCGATCGCCCTTGGGGCCGAGCTGCTCAAGCTGCTGCCCTTCGCGCAGCGCCCGGAGCGCGCCGAGCAGGTCGACAAGATCGGCGCCACGCTGCTCCAGATCGCGCAGCAGGTGGCGCCGGGCGCGGTCAACGAGCAGCAGGCCGTCGACCAGGTGCGCGCCAACCCGCAGACGCGCACCGCCTTCGTGGCCCGCGCCGCCGAGCAGTGGAGCGACATCGCGCCGGCGCTGGAATTCGACAGCCGCGAGCGCAAGTCCGCCCGCGACTTCGCGCTGCTCGCAACGTCCGAAGGGCCGGCCTGGCGCCAAATGGGCGCCGGCTTCGTCGTCGCCGCCATCACGCTCGCCATCATCATTGGAGGCGGCCTGATGTTCTACGAATTGCTGGGCAGCGACACGCTCGACGCCGGCCAGAAAGGCATGGTGCTCGGCGCCTTGCTGGCGGCCTTCGCCAGCGCCGTGCAGTACTGGCTCGGCACCACCGCCAGCAGCAGGGCGAAGGACCAGACCATCAACGAGCAGGCGAAACGCTAGTCCTCGACCGGCAGGGCGCGGATCGCGGCGGCGCAGTCGTCGCACGCCTGGTCGTACTCCGGGGTCTCGACCGGATCGATACGGGTCGCCTCGCATTCCAAGGCGCATGCCTCAACACACGCCAGTCCGTAGGCTCGCGCCCAAGCGCGCAGCGTGCGCTCGTCGTAGCGGTGCATCGTGTGCGGGTCATATTGAGCGCCGGAAGCAGGCTCGGGAAGGCGGGGAAGCGGCGGCATCTTAATCTTCAGAACTCCCCGTCCCGCCTCCGTCGAGTCGATAGAGAGGAACAAGATGCTGCGGATCGTCTCCGCAGTCGTACAGGTACTGAGGCGGTCGCGTTGTTAGGGCGCTCAATCCTCCAGACTGCCAGTAGATGCCATAAGCCACCGGCTTTTGCCACGCGATCCAGTGGCGGATGGCGGCGCGGGCGTAGTCGCACATCTGCTGTTCGGTGTACCCGTCCGGAGCGCCAACGAACATCATTGCGGGGCAAGGCAGCGGCGGCAGATCGTCGTCAGTCATTTCGGCTCCTTCGCCGCCAGCGCGGCCTGCGCCATTGGACAGCGGATCAACTCTGTCTCTACAACCTAGCAAACATGCTTGGGCTGTAAAGCATCCTCCACTGTAGTTCGTACACTCTTTGTATGGAAGTCCGCTCATGTCAACATTCCGCGCTTGTCCTCCGTCGCGTGCCTGCACTCGTTGCAGAGTGCCGGAAACGGCTTGTTCATGGTCCCTCCTTCGCCGCCAGCGCGGCGTCGATTGCGGCGTCCAGTGCGCCACGTTCCAAGCTATGCCAGCATCTGCCGTCCCACCGCTGTAGATTCCATCGCGGCCACCGTTCGGAGCTAGGCCCACAATCGCCACGCAGCCACCGATACCGCTCCGCATCTTCCCGCAGCGCCGCGACTTCGGCCCACGGATTCGGCGTATCCGGCACCTTGCCGTCCGTGTAGCTGCGCGTGATCGCAACGATTGGCGGGTAGTGCTGGATGCAGGACAGCGC